GATGATTTCGCCCGGCATGTCGTTGAGCGCCTGCCATTGACGCCATAGATCGATCTTGCGGTCGCGGATTTGCTTGGCGCTGGGATTAATCAGCGTTTCGGACAGAGGATCGCCGCGCATTTACGGGGCTTGTTGCCCAATAGCCGGCTGCGGAGCCCCTCCCTGCGGTAACATTGGCTGCGACTGAGGCGCGGGTTGAATTTGCGGCGCGCCCGGCAAAGCTGGGGTTCCTTCCATGCTCTGCAGCGTCCCTTCGATCAAAGGCTGTTCCTGTTGGGCGGTCACGATCGGACCAGCGTTGCCAATCACCTGCAGCCGCTTCGACATGGCGTCGAATGCCTTCACACTCGCCTCGAAAGCGCGGATGTTCTCTTCCGCCGTCTTGTCGGCGAGCTTCTGGTTGAGCTGCTGGACCATGCCGCCGAGCTGCTGAACATGGGCCTCCAACTGCTGATCTGCCGGGGAGGGCCCGTCCTGCAACGCCTGCGGGGGCGCCATGCGGCGCAAACGCTGCGCGATCTCGTCGGCGCCGGGGAAGTCGGCATTCTCGAACAGCAGATCGCCGACGATTGGCACCAACTGTGGCGACTGCGACAGGATTTGAACGATGGCGTTCCAGGCCTCCTGCCGCCGCGTGGCGTAGCTCGGGCCGATATCGACTTCGACGCCAAACTCCCCGACGTTCGGGTTGAAAATGATCTGGGCTTCCTTGCGGCCCTGATCGATCTTCTTTTGGACGGCTTGCTGCGCCTGCGGGTCGATGACGATGTTCTTGAGAATCCCGTCATCGCCACGGATGCGCATGATCCGGGTCGTGTCGTAAATCTTCGGGATCAGGTCAACCACGATCCTGCCGATCTGGCGCACCATGATCGCATGGTTGTCGATGAAGTGATAGGTCGCGTTATCGCCCTGGCGCTGGCGCTCCGCGATGGCCTTTCCGGACTTGGCGTTCTCGTTCTCGCCCATCTGAGCCTGATACTGGCCGGAAGCCATCATCATCTCTTCCTGGGCGGTTTTCATTCCTTCCAGGTACGCAGCCGAAGCGCTAGGCGGTTGCACGCGCTGCGGAGCGGGAATGGGCTGGTCCTGATCGTCTTTGTGCTTGTAGGGCAGAAAGCCGAGGTTCTGGAGGTTGGCGGAGGCGTAATATTCCTCGTAGCCCTCGAAGGCTTCCGCCGGCCCGAGATACGGGATTTTTGTCTGGAGCGCGCCGAACTCGACAGCTGCACTACTATTATAATTGTACATCCGCTGCGCGTCCTTGAGGTAACGGACGTGGCCTTTGTAATCCAACTGGCCCTCGACAAGCACCTCTTCACCGATGCACGGAACGATCGGGATATACTTTCCGGGCCAGATGTAGCGATTGACGACACTGTGACCGGCAATCTTGATGCACTCGACCGTCACGATATCGGACTTGCGCTCGCGATAGTCCCATGCCGGATCAGCCTTGATCGCCTTCAACAGTTCGGGGCTGATCGTATTCTTCTGCGCGCTCCGGCGCTCGCCGGTATTGGGATCGATCACCGACACGAGAGTGATGCGCTTGTGGTTTTTGCGCCAGTAGTTAGCGACCCTCACATGATCGCGGTCTAGCCAGGTATCGTAGCCCGTGCCAGTTTCGAGCGGGGTGGCGTTCAGGGCATCTTCATGGTCGGGAAAATCGCGCTTGAACTTCTCAACCGACATGTCATCGAATTCGAAGGCGTATTCCGAGTCCGAGCGATCGGTTTCCTTCGCGTCCGGGTCCATATAGATGCTGGTCGGATCGTTGACGCCGCCGATCCTGATCGACTGATCGAAGCTCGTCGGAGACACATAGTCGGTCGACACCTTGCAGAAACCGAGGCCGCCGAACACCTGGTTCTCGCTGGCCTTGTCATAGGCCTGCTGCGCCTTGGACTCGTACTCGATATGGCGAACCACGTCCTCATAGACCTGCGACGCCTCGTACGTCGCCTCGTTGGTCGTGGGATGGACAACGATGCCCGGCTTGTTCTGCTTGGCGTCGTTGATGATCTGGAGGCAGTGGATGCGCGTCTTGTTGACGGTGAGGACTGGTTTCTGGTCCAATTCCCGCGTGGTCAGCAGCGCGTCAGGCCATTGCCACTGATTGTCGGAATCGGCGTGGCCGAAACGATAGTCTTCCCGCCACATTGCATAGGCGTGCGAGTAAAAGCCCTCGCAATATTCGAAGCGGCGGCTGGCCTCTTTCAGAATGCCGGCGTCATCATTGGCCGGAGCAAATTCGTCCTCGCTCATCGGGCCATCCATCCATGCTGCCCGAGATTGCCAGGGGCGCGAAGCTTTGGCATTGCTAGCGGCGCCCTTGGTTCAGCCAGGACAGTCGGGAACAGGTCAGAAATCGCCCACACCGCCGCGTCAGCCCGGTCCGGAGACCGATCGCCTGTGTAGCCAGCCGAGGAGAACGCCAAAAGCTGATCCTCGAGCTTCGGGAACCGCCCGAAGTGGCGCACTTTTCCTTGCTCATAGAGCGTGGCCACCGGCTCCGCCCGAACATGCTTGCCGCGGGATGCCTTGACCTCGCGGAAGGGCACGTGCGCTCCCTGAGCCTTGATGACTTCGCGCACCATCGCGCCGCCATAGTTGGTTTCAGCGACGATCGTATCCGCGCCCCAGCGCTCATACGCAGAAACAGCTATCGCAGCCCAACCAGAAGGCCCGTGGCGCCCGCTGAGGTCTTCAAGCACATAGGCGATCCCGTCGATGCCCACGCCCGCCACAACGATCCCAACTTCGTCCGATCGTTCGTCCTCGTCTCCCGAACATCCTGACGGGTCAACCGCGACGATGATGCGCTTCAGCTCAGGCAGCGAATCCGCCCTGTGCTGGTCCAGCATTTCGATGGTCCAGAGAGCGCCATCGACCTCTTCGACATATTCGCCATCAAAGAAGCGCTTCCGCTGTTTTGTCGGAAGGTTTCGCAGGCTGTCGAGGAATTCGGCAGAAAGGTTTTCAGCGTTCTCTTCCGGGCTGACGAAAGCGCGTTTATAGTTGTCGGGATCGCCAAGCGGTTGGCCTGAAATCGGATCGACGTGGCGCCCGAACTCAAGGTTGGTCCAATGGTTCGCGCCGCCTGGATTAAGATCGTAGTAGGCCCGTTGCTTGAGGCCTTCGACCTGTTGCGCAAGACGTGTCCGCGCCACCACAACAGACGAATAGGGAATCTGTGAACACTCGTTCAGATAGAGGGTCGCATACTCCTGCCCTAGAATTTTCTCGACACGCTCTTTGTCGTCGAGGCCGCCGATCCAGATTTGCGACTTGTTGGGCAGTTCGAAGAACCCATCCTGCCGATGCTCGGTCAACGCTACGTCCGGAAAGCAAACGGACATCACCTTGGGCAGCGTATCGAGGGCAATAGACGAGCGGGCCGCGTTTCCCCTGAAACGGAGAATGGCATGCCTTGATCCGTCGCCCCGAAGTCCACGAACGACAACCGCCCGCGTCAGCAGAAACGTCTTGCCCGACCTCGCGCCCCCAGCGAGCAGCGTATGCCGCTGAGGCCCCGTGAGCAGCGCAGTTGCCCGAGCCTGCCCCGGATTTGGCTTATAGCTCTGCATCCGATGGCGAGATCACGATGTGGAACGGGCCGCCCCCCTTACCGCTGTGCTCGATGGTCGCGAGCTTCGGATGCACATATGGGGCAGCCTTTTCAGCCGCCCACATCCTGTCCTTCGGATCGGCGTTCTCATTGCGAAGAACGTCGAGCATGTAATCGAGAGGGGTAAGACCCGACGCCGCGATCTCGTTGGCGAGAGCCGCGCTGGCCTTGTTGGGCGTTCCCTTTTGCCGACCGCCGGTCTTTTTGCCGATCGCCATCTACTGACCGCCTATTTCAGACCGCTTTGCGAAAAAGAATTCCCGCGGCGCGGGGTGAAGCTTCCGCACTTCGCGATACGATTTTTCTAATCGCCGGCAAGAATGCAGCGGTTGTACCACGAGGCGATTTCCGCGCTGCCATCTGGGACGTGGCGCGCGTTCCACGCGAACATCGTCCACACATCCCGAAGCTCCAAAGAAGACCCCTTCATGTCAGTACACGAGCGCCATGGGCCCGAGATTGGCCGTGTACGTGGTCGGGGGCGTGATCGAAGCGCTGGTGCCGAAGGTGCCGGTAGCGGAGCCGGTGAGAAGGTTCGACACCGGACTATCGAGCACGGCAACCTTAGCCGTGGTGCCGTTGGACTGGACGGCGATGAAGTAGGTGCCGCTGGCAACAGTCACCGGAGCGGTGAAGGCGATTTCCTGCCAGGTATTCGCAGTTCCCGCCAGCGTGCCGGAGGTGGTCGAAGTCGCCACGAGATTGCCGCTGACATCGTGCAGCTCAACAATCCAGTTGTCGGTACCGCCAGTGCCGCCGACGAGCACGCTGATGCCGGTAAGGGTCTTCTGCGAACCGATGGTGGTGGAACGGTAATAGCGCGAACCGGCCACGGTCGTTTTGTCGGCGCTCGCCCCGAACTGACGGAGCATGATGGCAAGCTCCGTCAGAGAGGACATTGCATCCTGGGGCGCCTGCCCGGCAGCGGTGTTGGTATCGACATAGGCAGTCTCGGCGCCCGAGGGCTGCGCGAGCTGGGGAAGTCCGTTGGTGATCAAGCCAGACATAGGAGGAGCCTTTCAGCAGATTTTGAGAATGGGGATTGAGGATCAAGCAGAGAGGACGCGGTACCACTTGCCGGCGACGGGGCAGAAGTAAGTCGCAGACACGCCTGCCGCTTGCGCAACGCCAGTCGCAGTTGCCACGTCGTTGATGGTGTCGGTGCCGGACCCAAAGACCTGCATCGAATTGGAAGCAGCGCCATTGACGAGCTGCACGACAAGTCCCGCCGCCGAAACGGGCAGCTTTACGCTGTCTGCAGCCGTGGCGACCGTCGAAACGCGGTTGACCAGCGACGTGAGAAGGACCGCATTGGTCTGGCCGCCGCCTGCATGGGCTATAATCCCATCGGTCGCCGTAGCGCGGGGCGTCGTTTGCGTCGCGCCGCTGAAAGCATTGTTGATCGCCGTTGCCCAGGTATTGAGATGGCTGGCATCCGGCATGCGGAAGCCGGGCAACGGCAGAAGCTTAGAGATTACGTTGGCCATGCGGCCTCCTTTTCAGCCCCATCGAAACGCGTGTCGAAGCCAGCAGGGAAAGGGCAAGTTCCCCGCCGGGCGCAAAAGAGAGATTCGGAAAGGATGGACTGGCTAGGTGAACTGGCCTACGGCAAGGACCGTCACGCCGGCCCCTGTGGTGACGTACCAGCCGCCAGCCTTGGACTGGATGCCGAGAAGAAGGTCGTAAGTACCAATGCCGCCACCAGGGCTGTTTGGCAGCACGGTAATCGGTGTCCCGCTAGCGCCGTCCTGAATCTGGACTTGCGCCGTCGCGGCCGTGGCTACAACGCAAAGGAGCTTATCGAGGAGATCCCCACTCTGCCCCGTCGCCCCCAAAAGCTGCGCACTCTGTGACGCGGCAACGGGCTGCCACGCGGTCATTTCTGGCACGATGGCAACGGTCTGTGAGATCGGGCGGCGCGTCATCGGCTTCCCCTAATTATTCGTCACGAGGATGTTGACGGATTGGTCAACCACCCGGCCGAGCGCCGTGGTGATGGTGTTCGTCACAGTGTAGACTTGATTCGGCGTGCCGCCTGATAGCCAGATCGTCGCGATCTGCGGCAAAAAACTGTTTCGGGTTTGCACCAAGTCATCAGGCGCAATCGTCCATCCCGAGGCTGTTATGGTGTCGGTACCAAGAAATTCGGACCAATTGATGCCGTAGTCGAGCAAATCGGCGGTCGACTTTGAGGGCCACTGAAACATCTGCTAGCCCTTCAGCCACGGATCGGTCTGGATCGCGCCATAGCTTGTAACCACGCCGTTCCTGTCGATCGGGACAATGGTGAGATAGCGGCTCTGGTAGATTGGCGTGACCAAACGCGTCGCCGGTGCGCTAGGGTAGATGAACCACTGTATGATCGCGCTGATCGGGGCTAGCGAGATCGGGCCAAAGCTCAGCATCAGTCCGCTTCGCCCCGCGCCATCAGTCTCGCCGCATAATTGCGAGGAGGCTGGGCTGCGTAGTTGGAAGGAAGCGGGCCGACGGGGCGGGTGATTTCAAGGCCTTTGAGTAGCGCGATGGTTTCGGCGCTCACTTCAATCTTCTCATCACGGGCCGAAATTCTGATTTCGGCCATTTCCAGCCGCGCCCGCAGCTCGGCGTTCTCTTTCTCGAGATCGGCAATGCGGGAAAGATGTGCCCTTTCGCCCGGATAGGTGATTTTCAGGCCGGCCCCGATTTTAGCGCCGGCTTCAGCAAACTCACTGGTATAGCCGGTGGTTTCGGTCGAGACTGTATGAGTGCAACCGATTGTGCCTGTAAGGCCGGGAGTGATCGTGTGAGAGAAGGTGGGGAAACACGGGATATCTCCGCTCATCAGTCCATTCTCCCCATGTAGATGATGAACACGATGAAGAGCGCGAACAGCGCTAGACCGATCGCGAAATTCATTGGATGGACAGGGAAAGGCCAGCGATAAATCCACGACGGCTCGTTAACATGTCGGCCCCTCAAGTTTCACCACCCATTCCGGGAAGCGACCGGACCTTTGCGGAGGGTCGGAAAGTCGATGCCGCCCGGCACCATCGATCAGGAAAACCCCGTCATCAAATGTCGCGACGGCTGTGACCTTGATTTCCGGGTCCAATGTCGCTGGATCAGAATCAAGGATCACGCTGTAAAAAGGA